ATAAAGATTGGTATAACAATGCGTTTCCAGGTGGGTATTTAGATCACATTTTGCGTGTTCACAAAATATCTACTCAATTACACAAATTATATCAATTCCACAATGCCCCCCTCAATTATACAGAAAATGAGCTTAATTTTGCTTCTCTGTTCTGTCAATTGGGGAAGTTGGGAGATATAGATAATGAGTACTTCCAGAAGAATGATTCTGACTGGCACGTTAAGAATTTGGGTATGGTTTATAAATTTAACCCTGATATTGACGCTATGAAGATATATGATAGAACATTCTATCTACTTCAGCGAGCCAATATTCCAATTACCCAAAATGAATACTTAGCTATTCGTAACCAGGAAGGTTTATTTGACGAAAGTAATAAGTTTTATTTTTACAGTGGACAAAAGGAAACGCGTTTTAGAACTACTCTTCCTATGCTTATTCACCAAGCCATACAGATGGCTCAAGAAATTGAATATCAAATGTGGAGCACAGGGGGAGGGGTTGTACAACAAAATTCTAAACCCGCTAATGCTTCCAAAGCAGACAAAACAATAAGGAAAGCTAAAGCGATAAACACTGAAAATAATCCTAACTTCAACGAAAAAACCAAGTCAATAATTGACTCATTCTTTACAGACTAATGGAAATTATAATAGGAATATTAGTAGCATTATTAATTGTGTCAGGATTTGCTATCCGCAATCTCGTTAAGAAAAATGAGATATTAGAGGATTTTGTAGCAAAGCAAAGTGAGGCAATTGATTACTGTGATAGAAGACTCAAAGAAATTGATACTCAAGGGTATTTTATTGCAGACGATGAGATTGGTTGGTTTTTTACCGAGGTTAAGAAGATACAGGAGGCACTAAATGAATTTCGCCTTCGCTAATCTCAATGGCAAAAAAAAGAGGAAGAAAATCAAAAAGACAGTATTTTACTGATGACACAGAATTGGCTATATTAGAATATCTAGCCAGTGAAAATGAAAGAGAAAGAAACCGCATCTACAATGATCGAATTCACCATTCGTTTTACAAGTTAGCGGAGAACCTCATTCATACTTTTAAATTTTATTACACTGAAGTGGATGACCTCGAGGATTTAAAACACGAGGTCATCTGCTTCCTACTGGAGAAGCTACATTACTTTAAAGCAGGTAAAGGTAAAGCGTTCTCCTATTTTAGTATAGTAGGTAAAAATTACCTTATATTGTATAACAATAAAAACTATGCTAGAAAAAAAGGTAAAGCAGACCCATTAGAGGTTGATACCGACAACGAAATTCTAAACGAATTTGACAGACAAGAAGTCAAACAGGAAAAACTAGAATTTCTCGAATTGTATATCAAACATATGGACAAAATTTTGGTTGAAAAATATAGAAAACCAGAAGAATTAATTGTAGCTGATGCTGTGCTGACAGTATTCAAAAAGCGAAACCATTTGGAGATATTTAATAAGAAAGCCATCTACATTTACATCAGAGAAATTACAGGTATGGAAACACCACTTATAACCAAAGTGGTCAAATCTATGAGAGATATCTTCAATACTTGTTACTCTGAATATCTTGAAACGGGATATATTTATAACTATGAGTAATCCACTTGATACAATTATATTTGGAGATAAAACATCATCCGATATTTTTAAGGAAATATACAACAACAGCAAGAAAAAAGACAAACAAGTCAATGCTTTAATTGCTGAGTTGAAACCCTTAATTCAAAATATTGGTGATGCTCCTGTGGTTGTCCCTTTGATTAAAGAATATCTTGAAATAGGGGTTAAGAATGATGAACACCTTATTAAGATGATGGCAGTTATCCAAAGAATGAGTAATAATGCTGCTTCTGGAGGGGGCGATTCACTATTAACTGATGAGGAGCTGAAACAACTCCAAGCAATAGCTGAAGAAGTAGCAAAAGATGAGTCTAGCCAACCTAAAAAATAACGAATCCACTACATCTGGTACCCTAAATCGCGGAATGGAATTAACTCCTGTCCGCGTATTTAGTGTAATTTTAGATAGTAGCCACCCAAAATATACAGGGGAAGATTCAATTGGAACCATTTATTATGGTAAAGTTAATTCAAACGAATCATCTAGCAATTTAGATAATTTAAATAGGGCTCGTCCTTTATTTTCGTTTGTAAAGTATTTTCCACTTCAAAACGAAGTAGTACTTGTACTAAATACTACATCAAGAAACGTATATAAAGATGTAGGTGGTGATGGTGCGTTCATATCCACATATTACCTACCTAATATTAATATATGGAATAATGCTCACCACAATGCGTTGCCCATAGAAGGCTCGTTAAAATCTCGCGCTAACTCGCAGGAAGCATCTCTAGGTATCCAACAAAATAATGTTGAAACCAATGTAGTAACTTTAGGAGATTATTTTGCTGAAAATCCTGATCTTAAAAATATCCAACCGTTTGAAGGTGACTTGATATTAGAAGGTAGATTTGGGAATAGTATTAGATTTGGATCTTCAACCCCAAGAGGAAAAAATAACTGGTCAGAAAATGGTAGTATAGGGGACCCAGTTACTATTATAGCTAATGGACAACCACAAGTAACTGGTGATACAATATTAGAAGATATCAATAGCATTGATTCATCTATTTTTATGTTGAGTAACCAAAACATTAATAATTTTACTCCCGCAAGTTTAAATTTACAAAGCTTAGGACAAACATTAGCCCCAACTCCAAATCCACAGGTATTAATAGTAGATACTCCTGATCCACCACCCACTCCTGCCCCTGAACCTATTGAATTTGAGCCATTTGTAGAAGAACCTATAACTGAGGAAAAACCCCAAACCACATCCCCACCTACAGAAGAAGAAGTAACACCAAGAGTTGATGTAGATGATCCAATTTTTGCTTTGTTAGATGAAGCTATAGCTGAAGGTGAGATAACTGAAGAAATTAGTGTACAAGATGTTGCGGGGTCATCTGCTGATCCTGAGGATGAGTTTGTTGGAAATGTAAATGAAACCATTCCAACTGATTGGAGTGAAACTAATGAAAAGATAGTAGAAGAAGAAGCATCATATGCTCCACCAGCCCCTACTACCCCAGCAACAGCAAGAAAAGGAGTTTACTTAACTAATATTGTGGGTAGGCAAGTATACATCCCACCCCCTGACCCAAACCTAACAGTGGCTAGACAAAATACACGAAAAATAGATTATATATTTATCCATACAACTGCAGGAAGTCTAAATGCTACCCCTCCAGGAGTGATGAGTTTCTTTTTTAGACCTGATGATCCTTTAAAGGAGGGTATTCAGGGTCGTGGTTGGAAAACAGGTGGGTATCATTGGTTAATAGAAAAAAATGGCGATGCTACACGAGTATATGATGATAGAACTGAAACAAATGGTGCTCGTGGTAGAAATAAAAATTCAATCCATTTAAATTGGATTGGTGGAGTACCCACTATTGGGTTAAACATGACCCAAAGACAAGCCTATACTCTTAAACGCCTTATCTTAAAGTATGTAGAAGCATACCCAGATGCAAAAGTGATAGGACATAACCAATATTCTGTAAAAGAATGTCCTTGGTTCCATGTACCTACATTTGCTAAAAATATAGGAGTCAACACTAATCAAATAGATTTTAGTGATATGAATGAATTACCTGAAAGATATAGTAAAGAAACGGGTAAATTAGTTTCTGTGGGTTTATCACTAGAAGAAGCAATTAGGAACGCTAATAATATAAGTAATGGCATTTAATCCTACCCAACCAAACGAATATATAGGCAAACAGCTTATATTAAATAGTGATAGAGTTATTATTAATTCTAAAGAGGATAATCTACTTTTCTCAGATAAAGGATTTAGTTTCTCAACTAATGGTGAATTCCATTTTAACACAGGTGATAATGGTTCAAATAAGTTTGTTGTTAACTCACCAAAAATACACTTTGGGTTAGAAAATGGCCAATTAACAAGTAACCCAGCGGTTAAAGGAAGAGAATTAGAAACAATACTAACAGAATTACTGGATATATTAGATAATTTATACAAGATTGATCTGTTAATGTTAAATCCTATAGCACCCCCTTCGGGTCCATGTGCACCTGATGCGAGCTTCCCATCTAAAACAGTTGCATCCCAAACTAGGATTAATTCGCTTAAACAACGACTTAAAGAATTTCAAAGTAATAAAGTATATTTGACATGATTTTAAACGCATTTAATTCTCTTATATCTAGCAATATGCTAACTTTGGAAGAAGCTAAAAATAAAGCTAGGGATTCTGTGTCTGCTAAATTTAAAGACGAAATACTTTCTAAAGTTCCTAGCCCAAATAGCCTTAAAGAACAATTAACCACTCAAATTGTATCTACCCAAGATTTATCTAGAGTAGAAGAAAAATTTTTGGTTTTAAAAAATAGGTGCGATTCTCTTATTGCACAAGTAGATTCCAAAATTGAACAAATTAATGGAATAAAAAATAAAATTAATGGTATAGATGCTAGGTTTGATAAAATACAAGAAGTATTAGATATAGCTAACCAATTTATTCCTGTATTAAGAGTAATTATAACTACAGCCCCTATCATATTAGGTGCTTCTACTGGTTTATTTGCCAATGGGTTATTAATAACTCGTATTAGCGATGGGTTAAAAGTAGCTAAAAGTAAAATTGTAGAATTAGAAGCTATAGTAAAAGTATTAGGTTCAATCCAATCATATATTGATTCGCAAACTCAACCTATAAATAATAGTTGTGACCAAGCTATAGAGGTTTTAACCAATATAAGGAACCAAATTAAAACTAGTTGTGATTTCATTGACCAAACTTTCCTCCAACAAATCACTAAATTCAGCAGTGGACTTATAGATCTTGCAACTGCCACAGATAGCACAGTGGTTAAATTTGAAAGACCAGAGGAAATATTATCCAATTTGGAAAACTCTAATAAACAGTTATTCATGCAGTACTTAGAGGATTTTGAAGGTAACACAGGGTACCAAATAGTTAAAAAATAACATATTTATTAAAAACACATAGATTATGAAAGTAAGTGCATTCGAAAAAATACTCAGAAAAGTTGTGCGCGAAGAAATCGATCATGCATTAAAACGTGAAATTGCATTGTTAAAGGAAGGAATTTCACATTCATCACCCCAACAACAGGTGGTTGAACAAGCTGACCCTCAGGAGGTAGAAAGTTTTAGAGCTAAATTAAGAGCCCAAATGCCACCCCCAAACTTCAATACAGGAAATGATACTCTCAATTCTTTATTATCTGAAACTGCTGTAACACCATCACCAGAAGAAAGGTTTAATGCTAACGACCCAGTTAATCAATTTATAAATAAAGATTATTCTGAGATAATGTCAGCTATTGAAAAAAAGAAAAATTATAGACCCTAATGGCCATAAATTTTAAGCCCAGACAAACTATAGAAATAAAACCTATTGACCTTCAACCAAAGAAGGCATTGGGGGTTAGGTTACCTTTTGCTTCCACAGGCAGCCCATTCATTCTAAATTATACCACAATGGATCAGGTAAAGAGTAATCTAATTAATTTATTACTTACTAATCCGGGTGAAAGATTTAATGAACCTTTATTTGGGGTCGGTATTTATGACCAGCTTTTTAAACAAAAAGTTGACTCAGAAACACTAAAAAACAAAATAAACAGACAAACTGAATTATTTGTACCAGAGGTTGAAGTAGCTAATCTAAAGATATCTCAAGTTGAACACGTTGTTACTATAGAAGTAATATACAGGTTATTGGCAAATAATGCAATGGATGTTATTACATTAAACTTATCTTAATGGCATACTCAAAAATAAATAATAGTAGTAAATCTATTTCCTATTTAAATAGGAACTATGACCAGTTAAAGCAACAGTTAATAGACTTTGCTAAAATATATTACCCAGATACTGCTAATGATTTTTCAGAAGGTAGCCCAGGGATGATGTTTCTTGAAATGGCTGCTTATGTGGGTGATATCCTTTCATTTTACACTGATACTCAAGTCCAAGAAACTATGCTTGAGTATGCTCAAGAAAGAGAAAACCTATTTGCGTTAGCATATAACTTGGGTTATAAACCAAAAGTAACGAGTGCTGCTGCTGCTGAACTAGAGATTACCCAAACAGTACCTGCAATTTCTACTGGTCCTGACTGGAGATATGCAATGACTATTCAGAGGGGTTCTAGTTTTTTACCAAATAATAGTACTGGGATTGAATTCTTGACACAAGAAGATGTTAATTTTAATTTTTCTTCTTCATTTGATCCAACTGAGGTTACTGTGTTTAGTATAGATACTATCACAAACCAACCATTAAAATATCTTTTAAAGAAAAAAGTTAAAGCAATAAGTGCTAAAAGAAAAACTAAAAGTTTTAACGTTGGTGAACCAGAGCGTTTCTTAAAGTTAGAAATTAACGATACAAATATTATTGGAATTGAATCAATAATTGATGAAGATGGGAATAAATACACTGAAGTAGATTTCCTAGCTCAAGAGACAGTATTTGAAGAAGTCCCAAATATAGAAGCAAACGACCCACGTTTATCACAATATAGTGGAGATACACCATATCTACTAAGAACTAAAAAAGCCCCAAAACGATTTATTACTCGTTTTAAAGCCAATAACAACTTAGAAATTAAATTCGGAGCCGGTATTTCAGACTCAGCAGATGAAGAAATACTCCCAAGCCCTGATAATGTAGGTTTAGGAGTTAACGATGGTAGAACAATGCTAGATTACGCATTTGACCCATCAAATTTCTTATATACTAGAGCATATGGTGAGGTACCAAGTAATACTACACTAACTGTAACTTATTTGCAAGGAGGTGGTTTGGCTTCAAATGTTGCATCTAATACAATTACACGTATTGGAACTATGGCCACCAAAGCTAATACTGCTGGGTTAGACATAGCAAACCAAATTTCATCTGTTTCGGTTACTAACCCAAAACCAGCTAATGGTGGGGGAGAAGGTGATTCAAATGACGATATACGTTTAAATGCTGCTGCTAACTTTAGTACTCAGCAAAGAACAGTAACTAAAGAAGATTATATCTTTAGAGCACTAATTATGCCACCTAAGTTTGGTAAAGTAGCTAAAGCATATATTACACAAGATGATCAAATTTCAGTTGAAACATCTCGCCGTATTGCTAACCCTAATGGATTAAACTTACACGTATTAGGATACGATATCAATAAAAATCTAACTAATTTGGGTATAGCTGCTAAAGAAAATTTGGCTACATACATTGAACAATATCGTATGTTAACAGATGCTATCAACATTAAAGATGCATATGTTATTAATTTGGGGTTAGATTTTGAAATTACAACATTTATTAACTATAATAACGATGAAGTTATAGTAAGTGTATTGAATGAATTAAAAAGATTCTTTAACATAGACCGCTGGCAAGTAAACCAACCAATTATTATTAGTGAAGTTTCAAACGCTATATCATCAACACCTGGTGTGCGTTCAGTAGAATATGTTAAATTTAATAATAAATTTGGTGAGGTAATAGGTTACTCCAAGTACAAATATGATTTAGATCAAGCAACTATTAACGGGGTTATTTACCCTTCGCTCGATCCATCAATATTTGAGGTTAAATACCCTAACACAGACATACAAGGAAGAGTCAAAACCTATTAACAATGGCACATTATTTTTTATTTCCCGAAAAAGACGCTACGATATACTCACACCCAGCAAAAGAAACACTTAACGCTGGTATTGATGAAATTCTTACTTTAAGTGATGAAGATTACTTTAGTAAAAAATATCCATCTAGAATTTTACTCAAATTCAATACTGAGGATATTGTAGATTTATTTGAAAATAAAGTTAATACAACTAACTTTTCTGCGAGTTTGAAACTATGGTCAACTGAGCATGTTGATTTATCTATAGACCAGCATTTAGAAGTATACCCTTTAGCAGAAGGTTGGGATAATGGTACTGGAAGGTTCTTAAATTACCCCCAAACCACCAATGGTGTTTCGTGGTTATATAGAGATAACGACACAGAAAAAACCATCTGGACTACTAGTAGCTTTGGAACAGGTATTACGGGTAGTTGGACAGGATCATCTGAAGGAGGAGGATCTTGGTATACAGGTAGTGGATTTGAAGTAGCTAAAACTTATAGCTATAATGAAGTACTCGATTTATCATTTGATGTTACTTCACCTGTGGTTAAGTTTTATAGTGCAAGTCAATACTCTTCTATTTACCCCACAGGAATAGATAATAATGGGTTTATATTAAAAA